AACCCAATTTTTTTTTGGTATTTTTTTTATCTGGACTTCAATACCATTTGTTGTGTAAATTAACGTATGAAGCGTAAAAAGCGATATCTAGAAAGATTTGATAAAAAAACAGGTAAATGGATACAGGTTCCATTAGCTGAAGCAAATGAAGAAGCGATACGTATTTACGATATGATGGAAGCTGAATTAGAAATAACAGCTAAAATAGAAGCAATGAAACTAGGGGTGTACGTAATTAGAGACAAGAATTAGTCTATTAGCTTATTAATTAGCTAATTTAAATACGTTTATGTATAAACTACGAATATATTAGCGATTAATTATCTTATTTATACCCTACATTAGGAGTGATATGAAAAAAGCAAAGAAGAAGTTAACATACAAGCAAATGGTAGATATTATGGCAGGGATGGATAAAACCATTCAACAGCAACAAATGCTGCTGTTCAACATAGATAAGCTATTACAAGAGTATATTGACTATAAAGAGGAAACGGATTCCTTTAAAAAATTTTTAGAAAAAAAATATGATAACAATAACAAAGAAGCTGAAGAGGAATAACTTCCAACCTGAAACATTTCGGGTCTATACTAAGGCAGAAGCTAAAGAACAAGGCTTGAAATGGAAACATTGGGGGGAAGCACAGGAGGGTCAGTACGGTATATCTGACGATGGGTACGTTGCAGAGTGCATCTATCGTAAGGAATATGGTGATAAAGTAGAATATACCTACCCATATGGTAGACAATGGCTAACTGCGTGGGGTAAATTAGAGTTTGAACCGCATTGGAAGTCTAATAACTTTAGTACGGTGTCTACAAAGAGCTATAATGACCTGGAAGTACAAAAGAAAGGTGCAGATTTAGCTATGGATGCGTATATAGCGTACAAAATGGCAGGTTTATCGCCAGATTGGGAGAAAATAGGTAGATTATATAGGCCTGACCAAGATAATCCCGTTATTGCAGCAAAAAGATTATTTAAAACAAAGCAGGTAAAGAAGATGATACAGGATAAATTGAAAGAAGTCTTAACAGACAAGAACATCGATGAAGGATTTGTACTAGATGTAATAAAAGATGCTATTGAAGTAGCTAAGGTAAAAGAAGACTCTGGTAATATGATACGAGCAGCTAAAGAGTTGTCAGAGTTTTTAGATATGAAACCTAAGACCAAACAGGTTACAGAATCCTTGGAGATGGATATGTCGCATCAGATTGCAGATAGTTATGAAAAACAGACTAAGAAACTAAAAGCAACGCAAACGAGACAGATAGATGAAGAAAACAATCATTATATCGGGCAAGAAGACGAATCTTGACGAGCTACTAGCAGTATTACAAGATGTAGCAGAAGATTTTGAAGTGACGATAGTTATAAAAAATGGATAAAAAAAAGATATTATTAGAAATGCAACAAGATATGTTGTTATTTGGGCGTATGGTGATGCCCAATATGTTTAGTAGTGAATCACCTCCCTTTCACTATGACCTAACTAAGGAACTGCTCAACGATGATGAAAAGCAAATAAACATCATTGCTCCTAGAGGTCATGCAAAAAGTTCGGTAGCGGCTGGGATATTTCCTTTGTTTCATTTGATGTTCACTCCTGGTGTGAAGGTAATCGTATTGGTTTCCAGAACACAATCCCACGCTACCAAGCTTTTAGGTACTATCAAAGATGTATTGGACTATTCACAAGAGTTCCGATACTTCTTTGGGTACTGGGGTATGCAATCTGCTAGAAAGTGGACTAATACCGAGGTAGAATTAAAAGATGGCAGTTTAATTGTATGTAAGGGTACGGGTCAGCAGATACGTGGTATTAAACACGGAAATCAACGACCTACTCTGTTAATACTTGATGACCCTGAAGATGAGAACAATACGAAGACCGCTGAAGCAATGGAGTATAACCTTCGTTGGCTATTACAATCTGGTGTTCCATCGGTTGACCCGCTTACGGGTAGGATTGTGGTGATTGGTACTCCTCAACACGAACGTTGTTTGGTGGAAACATTGAAAGAGATGAAAGGTTGGAATACCAAAGAGTATAGACCTATCCTAGAAGAGAATTATAGTTTATGGCCAGAAGTATGGCCTGTAGAGAAATTAAAGGAAAAGAAAGAAGAATTAGAAAGTATTAACCGATTGTCGGTGTTTTATAGAGAATACCTATGTCAAATCGTAGGTGATGAAGATAATTTATTTAGAAAAGATGACGTTCAGTACTATGATGGATACATTGAACAAAGTGAGCAAGGGTTGTCGACCCTCGTTCTGACGAACCTAAATGGTGAGGAAGTAAACGAGAGGAGACCTGTAAACGTGTTTACTGGTATCGACCCTGCATCTAGTACGAAGAAAGGAGCAGACTATAGTGTTATATTCAATATTGCTGTTGATGGTGATAATAATCGTTGGGTACTCCCGTATTACAGAAAGAGAGCGACTCCCTTAGATTTAGCTGATTCCATTATCAATAACTTTAAAAATTACAAAAGTGCTAAAACAAGGATTGAATCTGTTGGATATCAGGAGATGTTACGACAATACATTAAAGAAAAAGCAGAAGAACTAGGAATGTTTATCCCTGGTCTTGAAATAAAAGAAAACCCTAGAACTAGCAAATCGTATCGATTAGAAAGCTTACAACCATTGTTTGCTAATAAAAAAGTATATATTCAGAAAGATATGCAAGCATTTATAGATGAGCTAACATTATATCCTCGTGGTAAGCACGATGACTTGTTAGATGGATTCTTTTATGCAAACAAAAATTGCTATAGGCCAACCCACGATTCTACTCCAGAAACGCAAGAAGACCCTTGGTATAGAAGAAAATCAGCTAAAAGTTGGAAATTATTGTAGATTTCTCTTGACAACAATGAAATAATTCCCGTAATTTTGCTATAGTACATTTATGGAAAAAAGCAAGTATTATTTAGACTTTGATGAATTTATTTCAAAACTAGATAGTTTAGATAAGGTAGAGATACCAAAGGGATATATAGCGATAGATGCCAAAAAAGATACAAAAAAGAGTACAAAGCACAAGAACTCAAAGTCAAGATGATTTACAATTTGTTTTTGATTATGAAACTGGTGATGTAAACCAGGTAGAAATAGACGAAGAAGTACAACTTACTAGAGAGTTATTTCATGATTATAAGAGTGCTAGAGAGTTATGGGCACAAAAATTTCAAGAATCTGTAGAGTTTAGAGCAGGTGCACAATGGACCAATGAAGAACGTGACGTACTAGAAGCACGTGGTCAAGCACCAATCGTAGTAAATAGAATACATCCTATTGTAGAAACTGCTAAATCCCTCCTTACATACAACTCACCTCAGTTTCGTTCTACTGGTCGTGAAGACTCAGATAGAGATACAGCTAAGGTTTTTTCTGATTTATTCCAATACATATGGGGTATATCAGCAGGTGATGAAGAATTAAAACAAGCTATTGACGATTATTATGTTGGTGGTATGGGAGTTCTTCAAGTGTACCAAGACCCTGATGCTGATATGGGTAAAGGTGAAGTGTATATCAAGTCTATCAATCCATTAGATGTGTACATAGACCCAAATGCAAAAGATGTATATGCTAAAGATGCTGCTAATATTTTAGTAACAACCTATATGACAGATGAACAGGCAATGCAAACATATCCAGAGTTTTATGATATTATTGAACAATCTGCAATGCACCCTGATGAATCAGACGACTATCCAGTAACAAACTTAGCAGCTACTGAAGGACAGTTATTTACTACAGATGGTACAGAAACAGTACATAATAGAAGACAGTATATAGAAAGATATTCAAAAGAGATGCACTCTTACTATAATTGCTATGAACCTTTTTCACAACAAGAACATTTGCTAGACGAAGAAGAATACCAAGAGTATTTACGCAAATATTACATTAAAGTAAAAACGATTAAAGGTGAAGAGATTATTTTATTTGAAGAAGAATCTGTAGAAGAAATGTTTGAAGTAATCGAATCTACTGGTATGATGTTTCACTATGAATTACCAGACCCAGAATTTGATGAAATGGGTCAACCAATACAACAAGCACCAATAAGAGTTCCTGGAGAAGAAGATGAAAACTCTATACCAGGAAGTACTACTATTTTGATACCTATGACAGTTGAAGAACTAATTGGTACAGGCGTTATTGTATCGAATGCTATTGAAGAGTGTAGAGTAAAAATGGTTGTTAGTGTTGGAGATAAAAAATTATATGAACGTTTATTACCTACTGAGGATTATCCGATTATTCCTTTAATGAATGTACATCACAGAAATCCATATCCTGAATCAGATGTAAGATTATATAGACCATTGCAAGAATATATTAACAAAATTCGTTCGTTGATTATTGCACACGCTAGTACAAGTACAAATGTAAAGCTATTGATTCCAAGAGGTTCTGCTGATTTAAATCAAATAGAACAAGAATGGAGTAAAGCAGGTACTAGTGTTATTGAATTTGATGCAGAGTTAGGTGCACCGATTGTGGCTGGCCCAGTCCCACTACCAAATGAGCTTTATAAAAATGAAGCAGATGCCAAATACGATTTAGAGTATGGATTTGGTATTTTTGAACTAATGCAAGGTAGTGGTAGAAGTGCACCATCGACTTACAGAGGTACATTAGTTGTAGATGAGTTTGGCCAGCGTAGAATTAAATCTAGAAGAGATGATATAGAAGGGATGTTAAATCAAGTTGCTAAAGTAGCAATACCATTAATGCAGCAATTATACACAGAAGAAAAAGTAATTAGATTAGTACAACCTAATGGTAACGAAAAAGAACAACGATTTAATTATTATAAAGAAATGGATAATGGAGACGTAAAACGTTTTCACGATATTGGTGTTGGAAAGTATGATATTGTAGTAGTATCTGGTTCTACATTACCAACAAATAGAATGGCATTGCTAAATACTTATATGGAAATGTATAAGATGGGATTAATTGACCAAACAGAAGTATTGAAAAAATCAGAATTAGTGGATGTAGATGGAGTAATGGAAAGAAGTGGACAAATGAAACAAATGCAACAACAAATGCAAGCAATGGCAGAAGAATTGAAGAAAGTCAAGGGCGATTTACAAACTGCTCAACGTGAAGAAGTTCACGCTAAGAAACGACTTGAAGTAGAAAAATTCAGTGGAGAGTTAGATAAGGTATCTAACAGAGCTGATATGGCAACTACGCTTTATAAAGCAAGGTTGAACGATGCAAAACAACAGTTGATGAACTCTGAAATTAGTCAAGAAGATGTAGAAGACGTTGATGTTTTCGAACCGATGACTGAAGAAGAGAGTTAACATAGGAGATAAAATGGAAGAAAATACAATGGACAGAGTAGATGAGCAAGCAGTAGAAGGTGTAACGACTGAACCAACGACTGCTTCAGAAGACATTTTTAACGAAATATTTGGACAAGCACAAGAACAGGTTGCTCCTGTCAGCCAAGAAGTAGTTGAAGGTGAACCTGCTGAGACTCAGACTGCTATGGAACCAAAGAACGACCCTGACCAGTTTCAATACTGGCAAAGTCAAGCAGATAAACGTGCAGCGGAAGTAGATATGTTGAAATCACAGATGGCAGAAGTAATGGCCAAAGTAAGTCAACCTACAGAAGCAGCACCAGTAGAGAAGGAAACAGTGTTAGAGAAACCTGTTAAACCATCAAAGCCTGCTGACTTCGACCGTTCTGAAGCTTTGACTGACCCTGATAGTGCATCAGCAAAGTACTTAGCAAAGCAAGAATCTTATTTGGAAGCTATGTCAGAATATGTAGCAAGTTCAAATGAAAGAGTTATGCAAACGATGACAAAGGCACAACAAGAACAAGAAGCAATAGCAAGGGACCAAAAAGTTATGCGAGACTTACAGTCTAAGTATAACTATACTCCTGAGCAAGCTAATGATTTTGTAGCTCAGATGTC